GTGGACGCCAACCAGGGCGCATCGGCAATGCGTTTTAACGCTATCCGCTGCCGCTACCCATAGGCCAAGCTCGGTTGCTGAGTTCTCATCCGCCCCGACCAATGACCTGGCAACCGTATCAACAAACACGCATGACCAGCCATCCCCGGCCTTGTCAATGGAGCGCATTAGCTTTTCCACCTCATTTCCCTCACGGAAGTTTACCGCGATAGGCAGGATATATAGATTACCCTTATCCTTTACCTTATTGTGCATCTCCCAGGCGCACAGGCGTTTGCCCAGGCCACCAACACCCTCCCCGGCTATATATAAGACCTTCCCGGCCTTTACCGGCATTCCTTGCCACGCCACGCCATTGGCGATAGAGAGCGCCATATCCAGGGCGATAAAGCTCTTGCCCGCCCCAGGCGCGCCGTAAAGCACAGTCAAGCCGTGAGCCGTAATTATCCCGGCATCACCCCCTCCGATCGCCCAATTAATCGGCGGCATATTGCGTAAATACTCAGCCCCGACAAACTCAAACAGATCACTGTCGGCCTCAGGTGCGGCCTCTGCCGCCTTTAGCTCCGGCGCGCTTTCTATTACCGGAGTATCCTTAACCGCCGCCAAAAGCGCCTCAAGGCCGTTTCCAGCCTCTAACCAGTCAACCACATCCCCTTTGAGGGGCAAGCCTGGCAACTCTAAGCGCTTAATCATATCAGCCACGCCAAATAACTCAGAGACGACAAGATCGGCATGAGCCGATCCAGCCTCATCATTATCCGGCAGGATAACTATCCTGCGCCCTTTAAAATGCCTGTTTAGCTCTGATTTCCAGTTCTTAGCACCGCCGTGATTAGAGGTAGCTAAAAGGCCCATTTTAGCTAATTTATCGGCAGCCTTTTCACCCTCCACGATAAATATGGGCATGTTTGGCTTAGCAATAATATCTGGCAAACGGTAAGGCAACGCCTCCACCCCTTGCATATTATACACCCAGTCGCCCTTTTCATCTGGTCTACGCTGGCGAAATGTCTTCGGTTCAAAGCGCTGAACCTGATATCTGACCTCGCCGTTTTCATCCACATAATCATAACAGGCGCTCATAAACCGGGCTGGCTTAATGCTTTCCTGCATGCGTTTTTGGATACCGAACTTTTTTTCCAGTATGTCCGGGATCGTGTAAAGGGGCGAAACCCCCTCGTTTTGTTTCACCAGGTCAATGACTCCGCCGCCCTCATTGGCTTCGAAATCAAACCAAGTGCCTTTACGGAGATCAACCTCCCGGCTGCCATTATTGCCCCAGCGCAGCGTATGTCCGCGCCTTAGAGTCGGCTCGCCCCAATAGGTCTTTGCGACCTCTTCTATATAAGCTCCAATATTGTTCATTGTAATTCCCTTATCCCTTTTCCCTTGTAAGCGGCAGGGTGGCGACAAGGGAAAACGCCACCCTGCCTACCGCACTAGAAGATGTCGCCGCCTGCCTCTGGTGCAGCCGGTGGCGTGGCCGCATGAGGCGGCGCAGCCATCTCTGGTGCGGGTTCTTGTGGAGCGCCCTCGCCGCCAAGCGCAACTGGACGTTTCGTCCAGCCAACCACTGACCACTGAGGCACGCGCCAAGTCTGTGTTTGTCCATCGTTTAGCTGCTGAACTTTACGCTCAGTGCCAGCAATTTCGACAACCGGAACTAGACCCGGATTAGAGGCTGCTCCAGCCTCATATTGCTTATAAATGATCTGCATCGCTGCATATACATTTTTGGAGGTGCTGCTTAACTCACGCACCCCGATTTCTTTATTGCAAAGCCGGATTCTAAAACCCCATTTGAAAAGCGGATTTCCATTAGTGTCCAAATCCGTTGGCTTTTCTGGCGGCATGTCGCCGATGCGAACCATCCGAAAATCGGGCGCAGGCTTGTATCCAATATAACCTAACTCCAGCGCCTCTATATCCATCGCCACTTTGACCGGCAGGGTTAGCTCATGATCGTGATTAGTCCATTTGCCGTTTTCCTGTACGCGCTCAACGGCAATAAAGCTGCCATCTTTTGCGCTAAATTTTAGGATCGGGGTACGATCCCCACCACCTGAACCACCTTCGCTTTGATATTCTAACATCTTTTTCTCCTTTAGACGTTTTGACGTTTTAACGTTAAAATCGGCTCAATACTTTGAACCCCTCGATCGGGTAATAGGCGCAGATGTCGCTATCCTGAGGATCGCCACGATCCGTCCTGCCACCCATTTGCAGCGAATGCTCAGCATCAAAAGATATCCGTGCCAAAGCATCCGTCCACAAAACTATCAGATAAGACGGTAAACCTGTCGTTTCTGTCAACTGTTTTGCCCTTACAACTTTATGCAGATTTACCATAGCCGTTGAAAACTTGTTCATTTCAAACGTCCTGGCTTTAATCTCTCCAAAGGCGACCGGGGCATCTCCTATAGCGTCATGAATAACAACGTCAAGCCCATATTGCATTGGCAGTTTGTGCAATATGTAATTATGCGGCTTTAGCAACTCAGCCACACGGCGCTCATTTGATAAATCATTTGCCGATTCGTAAAGCGGTCTATTCATCAGCCAGATGCTCCCTGATAATCATCATCGCGGTCACCTGGTCACACTCTGTCGCATAGCGCCAATCATATTGCTCGTTAAAATCACCGGCAGGCAAATAGTTATCCATCCCAACGATAGCCGCTACCGGGAAACGCCACCTGATCGGCAGGCGGTCGTATTTATAAACCAGGAGGGGCAATTTGCCGGTGGCTTTTGCTGCATTGCAGCATTGTATCCACCAGGCAGGCTGAATACCGAATCCGGCGCGATACCTTTTCGCCTCAATGCTGAAGGGAAAATCCGGCATATCGACACAGATGATGTCACCGTGATCAGATTCCCGATACTGCTCGATGTCTCTTTTGAAGCTTAAACCAAGCTCCTCAAACAGGATTTTGGAAAGCTCCCTCTCAAAAGAGGCTCCTTTATTGCGACTATTCACCATCAGCAGCGATCCGCCCGGCGGTGATATCCATCTCACGCTGCATCAAACGATGCCGCCGATTCGACTCAAGCTGCTTTGTGAGTAGTTCATCAGCCAGGCTAGAGTAAGAACGATGAGCCGAAACATCCTTTTCAGCCTTCAAAGCCTCAAAGGTTTCTGGCCTAAGCCTAAGAAATATGGGCCGTAATTCAGTCATTTTGATATATCCCTGCTAATAAATAGAAAAAAGTGTGATTTATTATCGCTTTTTACTTGATAGCACAATGATATCAGGTTACAAATAGTTATTGTTAGCTAGTAACCAATCAAAGGGAGATTGCAAAATGACTAAATTATACACGTTATGGTTTGAAGGATCACAGTCAAAACTTTTTTATGCAAATGAGCTTAAAGAAGCGAGTAAGCGTTACAACTTTAATCTCAATGAATTGCTGCGGTGGGGCGAAATAGATTTTGACGATGACGATGGCAATGGCGTCTATGGTGGCATTTTTGAGATGAAGGGAAATTAATATGACACAGCAAGCTGAAAACTGGGTTCCGGTCGATAGACATACCCGCGCTCCGGCTGAGGGGCAGAGGGCTATAAAATGCCCAAACTGCGAAAAGATCGGGTTTGTCGGCCACTTTAGCTGGACTGCGCTTAGCTGCATGAATTGCCACGAAATGGTTGAAAAGCCTGATTGGCTAACTCCGGGAGTGTCATCATGAAAAAGGTTATGATCATCTCTGTTTTGCTGGCTGGCTGTTCATATACACCAGTCGCAGATTTAAGAGTTAGCGGTGAAAAGGCGCAACTTTACCAACGCGACCTTGCAGAATGCCGCCAGCTTGTCCAAGAAGCTACATCCCCGCTTCAATTTGGGGCAGAGGTAAGGTGGTTAAATGAATGTCTGCGCGGACGCGGACACAGCGTCTTAGGAGTTTAATATGGTCAAGGATTTCATAGGAATGCTTTTTGTAACCGCGTTTGCGATTACGTTTTTCACCAATTTTGTAACGGATGAGTGGAACGTGTGGTCGCTGATGTATAAATCATCGCAGTTTTTCGGAGGATAAGATGGTCGGCAAGAAAACCCCAGGCGACATAGTCACCGCCAGCGTGCTGGCCTCCCTGGCCCACGCATCGCCATTTAAAAGCGCAAATGAGCAGCTTCAAAGCGTCCTGGCTGAGATGGATGGCAAGCCTGATCCCAACCCCTTTCACGGTAACGAAGCCTGCGATTGGGGCGATATGATGGAGCCGCTGATCTTAACCGAGGCCGCTAACAGGCTTGGCCTTACCGGATTGCAGCTTGAGCATGATGCCATTTTTCACGATAAGCTGCCTTTTGCTTGTAGCCTGGACGGCACGGCTGATGCCGGGCTAGGCCATTATGTAGAGGCGAATCCAGCTAAGGGCATCTATTGCCCTAACGGCCCGGTCTATATTGACGGCATAGGCGTGCTTGAGAGCAAGCTGACCAGCAATAACCCAGAGGACGCGCCAGCGCCGCACAGGGGCGTTTTGCAGCTACAGGGGCAGCTTTTATGTACATCGCATAGCTGGGGGGCTGTGTGCGTATTATATAACGGCATCGAGCTTAGGGTTTTTCTTTACCAGGCTGATGCGGCTGCTCAATCTAAGATCATAAATATTGTTCAAGAGTTCGAGCAGCGCAAAATTAGCCGCGAGCCTTACCCGGTCATCTCAAGCAAGGATGGCAACGCCGCTTACCCGGAGTCAAATGGTAGCGCCGCCGTCCTGCAACTGCCAGACGATAAGGCCGAATGGCTCGCGCAGCTTGTAAACGCCAAAAAAGCTAAGGCCGCTGCTGAGGCTGATATAGACGAAGCCGAGGCGGCTCTCAAAGAATATATGGGGCATCATGAGGTGGCATCAGCGGTGGTCGGCAATACGGCTTACCAGGTCAAATGGCCGATGCGTAATTATAAGGCGCAGCCGGAGAAAAAAGTACCAGCTAAGCCTGCTTATTTTAAGCGCCAAACAACATTGAGCCTCAAGGCTCTGGATTAGGAGATAGATATGAGAGAAACCTCTTTCAAAGTAGATGACCTGGTTAGCATCAAGGACGATGGCGGCAGATATGTGACGGTTCTAGTCAGGGCTATTGAGCCTGGTCAGGAGACATACAATGTCACGTTTCAAAACATGCAAACCGGCGATATGTTCAAGCGCGAATATCTTTATCAGGGAGATTGACTGATGCCTAAGCACAACGGCCCTTACCGCAAAGAAAGCTCCTGGAAGCCTGTTGTTGAGGCGATAGCAGCTTTCCACCGGGATAATGGATACGGCCCCTCAGTGGCCGAAATAAGCCGCGCCATTGGCAAATCACCGACAGCGGTGCGCTTTCAGATAGACAAGCTACTAGAGGATGGCGTGCTGGCTAAGGCGCCCGGCAAGATCAGGACGATCAGGCTTGCTGAATAGGGGGGCGAAAGCCCCTTTATTTTTTAAAACCCTTCAAGCCACGCAACCCAAATGATGCGCCGATGCTGGCGTAAACTGCCCACTGAAACCAATCCGGGGTAGCAGATAAAGCCGCAAACCCGCGCTCAACATATGGCTGCGTAAAAGGGATAAAACACATTGCGATGATTACGATAAATAAAATCGTCCAGGCTTCATCCTTCCAGCTATTATCGCTAGACTGAGCCATAATCTTTTCCCAGCCAGCTTCATGCGTAGCGGCGACCTTCATCACCTCTGCCTCGGCCTCGGCTTTTGCTTTTGCCACCTGGCCTTTGGCTTTGGTTTGCTCCACCTTAGATTCCATCCAAGATCCAGCAAGGCTGGCTATAGGCCCAATCAATGCTTGTATCATTTTGATTCACTCCCGCACCATACTGCAAAGGCACCAGTTGCCGCCCCGACTATCGTTGAAACAAACGCTGTTTGTTGCGTTGTGGCTGATGCGCCTAAACCCATAAACCAGTCGCACACATTCCACGCCATAATAGTAAACGCCAGCATCATTAGGCGCGGGATGATTTTATACTCTAGCAACGCCTTAGCCATCAGCCAGCGCCCTAAACCTTGCCGTGATTCGCTTCGCCCGATTAGGCGTCTGATCGAACCAGCGCGAATCCTCAGCCTCGGCGGCCACAGTTAGCCACGCTTTTGGATCGTCCATAGCCTCAGCCACAGCAGCCCACATCTTGACAAATTTCGAGCAGCGCGGGTATCCGAGCTGAAAGCACATGTTGCAAAGCGCCAATGCCGCGTCAGGGTAACGCTCGTCCAGCTCATTAAAGTTGATATCGAAAATTCCGCATATCCGCACACAATCCTCAATCGTGACTGCTATATCCAGATTGAACCGCTTTCGGACGCGATCCTCAGACACAGGCGTCCCAACCGGCAGGCCGTATTCTGGATCATGTTCTTTTACCAGTCCTCCAATTCCAAATGTCGGCAGTCCGAGATGGTCTAAATAAATTACATGCTCGCCATCATCGTTTTTTACGACACCCTCTTCGGCAGCGATCTCTTCTCTAAGCGCGTCTTTATTCATCGCCTCATCTCCAGAATCGTATCAATCGTTTTAGCCCACGAATCAGCTTCTGCCTCAGCCGTGAAAACCGACTCACGCAAGCGCATGCTGTATTGCCGTACACTCGTAATCGGCATGAACAGGCACCG